CAATACAGACTTTGCCGCTAATCCTGCAACTGGATTAGGTGGTACAGGTGGCGGAGGTGCTAGTGGTGGTTATACTGTTCCAGCAATGCCATATAATACAACAGGTAGTCGTTTCACTTTGGGTCAAAGTGAATCAGCTATTGATGCTAAACATATTGTTCACTTGAGTTTAACTGAAGGTCTTGATAGATTTTGGCCCTTTGGTCAAAGTATTTTAGAGAACATTTTTAAAGTTTATAAACAAAAAGAATTATTAGAAGATGCTGTTCTAATCTATCGTGTACAACGTGCACCTGAACGTAGAATGTTTAAGATTGACGTTGGTAACATGCCAAGTCACTTAGCTATGGCTTTTGTTGAACGTATTAAGAATGAGATTCACCAAAGACGTATCCCAAGCGTACACGGTGGACAAGCTATTGTTGATGCTACATATAATCCATTATCAATGAACGAAGATTACTTCTTCCCTGTTACTGCTGATGGTCGTGGTTCAAGTGTTGAAGTACTACCCGGCGGTCAAAATTTGGGTGAGATTGATGACTTGAAATATTTCAATAACAGACTAGCACGTGGATTACGTGTTCCAAGTAGTTATTTACCAACTGGCCCCGATGACAATACAACACCACTAAGTGATGGTCGTGTTGGTACAGCTATGATTCAAGAGTTCCGTTTCAATCAATATTGTGAACGACTACAAAAGTATCTAAGCAATAAACTAGATGAAGAATTTAAACTATTCTTACGTTGGAGAGGCTTTAACATTGACTCAGGATTGTTTACTTTAGAATTCAATCCACCACAAAACTTTGCCGCTTATCGTCAAAGCGAACTAGATAACGCACGTGTATCAGTATTTGGTACAATGGAAGCATTCCCTTATATCAGTAAGCGTTTTGCTATGGAACGTTTCTTGGGATTGACTGAAGAAGAAATTACTAAGAACGAAAAATTATGGCGTGAAGAACACAACAAAGATTCAGATATTGAACCCACTGGTAGTGATTTACGTAATATTGGAGTGTCTGCAGGTGATATAGAAACTGATATGGATACAGCCGATCAAATGGAGAATCCTCCACCGGAAGAGGGTGCTGAAGGTCCTGAAGTTGCAGGACCTGTAGGTGATGCCGCAACTGGTGGCATAGCAGGCGGAACACCTGCTCCTGCAGGCAACGCAATGTAAGATAAATAATAATATGAAATTAATGGAAATGTTTAATCCACCTGTACAAGGTTACCAAGATGTTGAAGCAGACAACAGTAAACCTAAGTGGAAAGAAAGCCGCAAAACTAAACTTACACTAAGACAACTACGTAAACTTAGAAAAATGATGGATGTTCGTAACTTTGAACGACAGAAGCATTTGAAGAAAGTACATGAACAATATGGTGCAGTACCAGCAGATGCCGCTACTCCAACCGCATAAAATATATATTTTAATCAAAAACGCAAAAAAACAGCACTTATTGTGCTGTTTCCTTTGATACCCACTAAATATAATACAAAGCCATTTACAGGAGAAACATACAATGGATAACAAAAAATTTGAAACACTTATTGATTTGATTATCAATGAGAATGAAGAACAAGCACGTGCATTATTTCACGATATCGTAGTTGAGAAAAGCCGCGAAATTTATGAAAACATGATGAACGATGAAATGGACGAACAGATGGGCGGACAAGTAGGCCAGATGATGGACGAAATCTCTGCTGAAGAATCTGGTGTTATTGAAGGTGAAGATGAAGAAGAAATCGACTTTGATGACGAAGGCGATGACGAGATTATCGACATTGAAGGCGGTGAAGATATGGGTGATGAAGGTGCAGAAGTTGAAGACCGTTTAGTAAGTATCGAAGATAAATTAGACCAATTGATGGCTGAATTTGAAGATATCATGGCTGACGGTGATGCTGACGAAATGGGCGCTGCCGATGACGAAATGGGCGCCGCTGATGACGAAATGGCTGCTGCCGATGACGAAGAAGCCGCAATGATGGAAGCTATCACTTTGAAGAAAGTTTCTGTTACACACGGTGACAATGGTGTTCAAACAAAAAGCACAAACTTAAATAACAGCGGTCAAGCTGGTATGGATTCTAAGCCAGTTAAATTCTCTGGTGCTAGCGAATCAGTACCAACAGGCCCAAAAGGACCAAGCAACGCATATTCTAAAGGTGAAACATCTGTAAAAGATGCTAACAATTGGAAGAATGCTCCTGCACAAAACAATGCAGACTTAGAAAAAGCCCCTGCCCCATCAAAGGGTGACAATGGTGTAAATTCTAGAAGTCCAGTAGCTGAATCACGTACAGCTAAAAGACGCATCTAAAGGAATCTGAGAGAATGGCTTTGTATCTCAAAGAGCACTTGACATTTGACCGCGCAGGTATGGTGGTTGAGTCTGTCAGTGAAGGCGACAAGAAGAACCTTTATATGAAAGGTATCTTCATTCAGGGCGGGGTAAAAAACGCAAATGAGCGTGTTTACCCTGTTACTGAAATTGAATCTGCTGTTAATACTCTAAATGAACAAATCAGTACAGGCTACTCAGTTCTAGGTGAAGTAGATCACCCGGATGACCTAAAAATTAATTTAGACCGTGTATCACATATGATTACTAGTATGTGGATGGACGGAGCTAATGGCTTTGGTAAATTAAAGATTTTACCAACTCCAATGGGAGACCTTGTAACTACTATGTTACAAAGTGGCGTGAAACTCGGCGTATCTAGTCGTGGTAGCGGAAACGTGAATGACTATGATGGCAAAGTTAGTGACTTTGAAATTGTCACTGTGGATATTGTCGCACAACCTAGTGCTCCAAATGCGTATCCTAAAGCAATATATGAAGGCATGATGAATATGAAGCATGGTCATAAATTGTTGGATATTGCAAAAGACGCAAGAGGCGACAAGAAAGTAGAGAAATACTTGAAAGAGGAAGTAATGCGCCTCATCAAGGATCTCAAAATTAAATAAGGGGAAACAGCATGTTTGATGCTATCAAGCCATTACTTGACAGTGGACTTATCAACGAAGACACCGGTGCTCAGTTAAATGAAGCATGGGAAGCTAAGTTGAGTGAAGCTCGCCAACAAGTTCGTGCAGAATTACACGAAGAATTCGCACAACGTTATGAACATGACAGAAACGTGATGGTAGAAGCCCTTGATAAAATGGTTACAGAAGGTCTAACAACTGAGATTGAAGAATTTCAGACTGAAAGACAAGCAATGAACGAAGACCGCGTATTGGCTAAACAACAATTACGTGAACACGCTACAAAGTTCAATGATTTTATGGTTACTAAACTAGCTGAAGAAATCAAAGAATTACGTAGTGAGCGTAAACTACAAATGGAAAATCAGCAAAAGTTAGAACAATTCGTTGTTCATGCTTTAGCACGTGAAATTAAAGAATTCTCACAAGATAAACAAGCAGTAGTTGAAGCTAAGGTTAAGTTAGTTGCTGAAGGACGTTCACAGTTAGAAGCATTGAAGGCACGTTTTGTTGCTGAATCTGCATCTAGAATGAACCAACTTGTAACTAAACATCTCAAGGGTGAATTAAGCCAGTTGAAGGAAGACATTAAAGTTGCAAAAGAAAACAACTTTGGTCGCCGTATTTTCGAAAGCTATGCAAGCGAGTTCTCAGTTACTCATTTAAATGATAAAGCTGAAACACGTAAACTAATGCAAGCATTAGAAGAAAAGGATCAACAACTAGCGGAATCACGCAAAGTAATCGACAACACTAAGAAATTAGTAGAGTCAAAAGAACGTGAGGTTCGTGTCATTAAAGAGTCTAATCAACGTGAAAAAATGATGAGTGATTTACTTGCTCCATTAAACGATGAAAAGGCTTCAGTAATGAAGAGCCTACTAGAAAGTGTGCAAACACCAAAATTGCAAAGCACTTTCGATAAGTATCTACCAGCCGTCTTGAACAATGGCACAGAGAAAAAGCCTGCAAAGGCTATGATCCGTGAAAGCGTACAAGAAGTTACTGGTGATAAATCTGCCAAACATCAAGAAGTTGATATGGACCAACGTGACAACGTTATCGATATCAAGCGTCTGGCAGGGCTTTAAAAAAAGACATAATTTAGGAGAAATATAAAATGTCAAAAGTTCTATTAGAAAGCCGTTGGGACGAGACCAAAGAAGCTCTGTTAGAAGGCTTAAAGGGCACTCGCCGCTCAACTATGGGTGTTATTTTAGAAAACACCAAAAAGCAGTTATTGGCTGAATCTTCAGCTGGTACTACAACATCTGGCAACATCGCTACATTAAACCGTGTGATTCTTCCAGTTATCCGTCGTGTCATGCCAACAGTTATCGCTAACGAGTTGGTTGGTGTTCAGCCAATGACAGGACCAGTTGGTCAAATTCACACTTTACGTGTACGTTATGCAAACAACTTGACAGACAACAGTGCCGCTCAAACAAGCGTTACTGCTGGTCAAGAAGCATTAAGCCCGTTCTTAATTGCACAAGCATATTCACGCACAGCTAAAGATGATACATCAACTAACTTCTACACTGGTGCTGACACTGCTTCTTTAGAAGGCAATGGCGGTAAACAAATCAGCGTACAAATCTTGCGTCAAGCTGTTGAAGCTAAGTCACGTAAGTTACAAGCACGTTGGACATTCGAAGCTGCCCAAGACGCTCAAAGCCAACATGGTATTGACGTTGAAGCAGAAATCATGGCCGCTCTAGCACAAGAAATTACTGCTGAGATCGACCAAGAGATTCTATTGTCTTTAGCTACTTTAGCTACAACTGAGTACACATTTAACCAAGCTACTGTATCTGGTACAGCT